TTATATTCGCTTCCATATAGCAAGCGTCCTATTAGTCGAAAAATAAACATTAGTTGGCAGTCTCCCGTTCTGTCACATTAAGTTTTGAAACGACAAAATCTAAATCTGTAAGCCAAGACTCGATTTCGTCTTTTATATGCTGAACATCAAAAAAGGTTTCGTCATGTTCTAGCATTTCGTTATCACGGCTAAGCGTGAAAGATACTGAAAATTCAGTTTGGCCGTTCATCAGTTGCTTCAGGCCGCGCAACATTTGCTGTTCGATTGTTTCACGCATTGGTTTCAACCTCGTTCATTTTCTGAAGAAAAGAATAAGCCTCTTCTAAGGCAGGGTTAAACCATTTTGTCCGATATTCTTCTGGACAATCTTCATTAGCGTGGTCACAGACAGTGGATAAATGCCACAAAGCCTGCCTCAAGTAATCCGGATTAGATTGACGCAAGACAAGTTCCTCGACTTCCGCGCCGTCCGCCAAATAAGAAAGGTCATAATTTGGAATAGTAAATTCCATTGTTTGACCGTTAGGGTGAGACAGCACCTTGTCTGCCTCGTCTATTACCATGAACGATAGGTCATAAACCGCAATCTTATATTCTTTGTTTGAATCAAACATCGTTTTAACTCCCGTAGTTTGTGAACGATGCCTTAACTATATGCGATTATATAGGACTAATCAAGTCAAAAATTGTTTCCCAATGAAACGGCTGTTGGCAACGGAATAACGGCTCGACTGCTTCAATGCCGTCCATCTTCAAATCAACCGCCGCATTTGCCGGATACAAAAGGCATTCTGCCGGTTCGGTCGGCTTGGTCTGCCGCTTAATCAAAATCCAGCATGACCCGTGCTGGTGTTTAGTAAGCCACGCAACTTGGGCTGGTCGCAGTTCAACGCGGTTGCTGGTGGTAAACTTTAACTCAACAAGATGAAACTCGCCGCGCTCATCACAAATCAAAACATCTGGGATGCCCGCACCAATATAGTTTTCAATCCGCGTCAAGTTCCACTTCTTCCGCGTCCTCTGCGTTGCTTCCTTCACTTGCTTGTAAAAGCCTGCCTCGCGCTTTACCGCGATTACCGGTGTTGTCTTTTTCTTCGGCTGTGATGTCGATTGTGATTGGGGCATAACTGTTCTTAATCTCCTCAAGTGCTTTCAAAACATCTTCCTTGCTCATGCTGTCGATTGACCCATGACGGATTTCAGATTTACTGACATAGATGTCGCCTTGTGCTTGCCCCCGTCTATATTCAGCCTGCACGGCGGCAGAGTAAGCCCCGTTCTGCAAAGCCATATCCCGAATTACTTGCAGGTCACGGATGTGACGCTGGTAGGTGATGCCGTATTTCTCATCCAGTTCCCGCCGGTAAGATTGAATAGCGGCGACAACATGAGGTGAGATATGCGGGTTGGTTAGTTCATAAGCCCGTGTGTGGGCAGACGATACAGAGTAACCGGCATTGATTGCCGCGTCCCTCAAAGTTATCTGCCCGTCCTTGCTGACCAGTTCCTTAACAAACAGTTCCTGCTTGCGGGTCAAAGGCTGGTTCACACTAGCCGGTGGTCTGCCCCGCGTTTCCATAGGTTTTCCCGTAGTTTTGGAAGGTTTGGCTCTAGGCATAGTCTTTCCTCAGTTAAAAAGGTCTACTTCGGCTTTTATACAGGATACACTATATAGGAGCAAAATTTATTTTTTATCTTTTCGCCATTTTGACACACTAAGGCCGTTTTTGATTTTTGGGTAACATATTATGGATTTATGCTGTTACCTAATAAGTTACCTTTCTGAAACTCTGAAAGTGTTAATACATAATGGTTTCAGAGGTAGGTAACAAAAGTAACACCGGTAACGGGTTATTTTTTCCAAAAAATATTTTTTTTAATTTTCTCCCTATATAGTGATACCGTTACCTAACAAGAAAAAGGGGCGACATTTCTGCCGCCCCGTGAGCCGTTATCCGTGATGCGTGTTCCACATCTCGTGGGATTTTTCAAACTGGTTTATGTTATCTGCCATAAACTCTTGGTGCGTGAGCCGCGGGTCGTGTGACGGTTTCATTGATGCTTTAGTCAATTCAAAGAAGCCGATTGGCACGATTTTATTGGCGGTTTCTGCTTTCCAAGACAGGCTACCCATTTCGGTGATGTTGGTTGTTTCATCTGGCGCATACCAGATTTGCACCCATTGTGGGTATGAGCCACTTGCATCTTTTGCCGCTTTGCGGGCGGCGGTCACCGGATCGGTGGCCTTTGCCCACGAGCCATACCAGCCAGCGGTTGAAGCGATAAAGGTGAAGCCATTGGGCAGAACCCAGTCTTTAGATGTCTCTGACATAGAGACCCCCTTTCAGTTACTAACGATGAGAAAAAGCCATTCCCGTAGAGGAACGCACAATCATTTCTGATTGTTCTTATACTATAACATATAATCCCATACTTGTCAAGGCTAATTTTTTAGAAAGTTATTTATCTTTCCAAGCGTCCCAAATTAAAAAGGCCAGCAGGGCGAACCCGCTGACCAGATAGGTGATTATGAAGATGTCTTCAGCGGACATCGCCAAAGCCTTTTGTTTTCGGCTCGACAATCTCCATCGCCCATTCCACAGTCTGCTTGACAAAACAGTCGTTCGGCAGCTTTTGTGCGGCTTTGTGGATCGAACGGACGGCGGCCTCTAGCTGGGCTAGTTTGATTGATGCGCCTTGTTCAATAGCGGCTTCCACATTATCCAGAGACATTGTCGCTCTCCTCAACATCAAGGATAACCTCTTTAATGTGGTCGTCCCAGATTTCATCTTTAGCTAATTCTTTTGCTTCTTCCGCGCTGTTAGCTTCGATATCAATCCGGTGATACACCGTGACGTAAACTTTAAACTTCGCCATGAATTGGTTCCCCCCACGTCCGCAGGTCATGCGCCCTGTCTTCCAACAAAGACGCAATTTCTTCCGCGTTGCTGTCGGACAAAGTGCCGTCTTTAAAAAGTTTTGCCCAATGCTCAAGACTGTCGATAAGGCTAGAAGACCCGTGAGCCGCGGTCTTTGTTGCTTTGCCTACGACATACGCAGCGCGGAGCTCGTTCTCTATGACTTTAAAGTCATCCAGATACATAGTGACGGCTGGGTTAGCGTCCTGATGCGTAATCAGGTCTTCGTAATCTACACCAGCGCATTTAGCGATATATCTGGTGCGTTCGTTAGCGTCGAATATCATAGCAATCTCCCGTAGTTGATATAAGATTTATCCCATACATATAATAAATAAAAAGGGGCGTCAAGCCCCTTAATGTTTGGTTTCTTCGTCATAATCATAAGCGGCGGCAATTACTGCCGCTTGGTTCATGGCGGACGACAGCATACCCATTGTGGTGTTGCTGTCGGGGCTGGATACCATGAGCCGGAACAGGAGCGCGGTCAGCGCACCGCCCATCACGGCTCCTGCATTGTGGCCGTCCTGTTCCAGTTCATCTAGCAGGGCGTTCATGTGATCTCCTGCTATATCGAAATCTTCTTCCAAATCCGATTTCATCCCCGTTGTATCCTTTGCCACGCGGCCTGAATTTCTGCGGAGCGTTCAACGGCTTCACGGCTAAACTGGCCTTCTGCCGCGATCCGTGATGCGTAGAGCGAGACCACCTGATTGAGGTGTTGGACGGCTGTTTGCCAGTCCATGTCACGCGCCTTCTCAATTACCATATCTGATTTTTTCATTGTTGTCTCCTTTCAAGAATATTTCATTCAAGGGTTTGCCCCAGCGTACTGCGTTGCCATTCATTAGGGGTATTTCCAGCGCGTCTTTTACAGACATCCCGCGGGCTAAACGGCGGCTTACTGTTCCCGCGCCTATCCCGTAATCTTTGGCCGCTTCGGCTAACGAGCGGTATCCCAGTTCGTTTACCTGCTTTAGGCGGTTTTGGGTTTCTGGTGGTGGGTTCCACCCACAAGATTGCCCGTCTCCTACCTTTGTGGTCAGGGCTTGTTCGACAGACCACCCCTTCTTTCTGACCCGTGAGGCGACTAACTTGGGGTTCATTCCAAAGGCGCGTGATGCGTGGGTCATGGACTTATATTCGACACCGAAGGCGGTAACTGCTTTTAGCTTTTTAGTATAAGGCGTGATGCGCGGTTCGATTTCCAATGCTTCCTCTGCGCTCCAGCCGTGTTTTGTTATACGACGTTTTGCCGTAGCATACGTTATTCCGTACTGTTCGCAGGCATCGTGTAGTGTCTTAAACATTTCCCCACATACTTTTACATTAGTGACAATTATTTTTTTAAACTTGGTTAAGCCGTGTTCCTTTTTCAGAAGGTAAAGAGTGCGGTTAGACATACCGTATTTTTTTGTTATTTCGGCATCTTTTGCCCCCGCTTTAATGTCTTTCACTATCTTTTGGCGGACGGTGTCATCGTATCGGACAATCATTTCAGCGCGGGTTTTAGTTGCCCCTGCCCGTTGCAGGATGCGGTTTATAGTGCTACGCCGGACACCATATTTGTTGGCTAGTTGTTGGGTGGTGATTTTGTTTTCGGTGTAATCGTCGATAACGGCTTGGATTTCGTCATCGGACAGTTTGACACCATATCCGCCCATCGGTGCGCCGACTAAGCTGTTTAAGTGGACGGCGTCGGGGAAGGCGGCTTGCACTTTGGCAATGAGCCGTGGTTCGCGGTGCGAGATTTCTGCTGCCCTATATTTTTTACAGAAAATTTTAATTTTGCAACATTGCTCGTCTTTTAGCAGGGCTTGGTAGATGAAGCGGTCTCTTTTATTGACGACGTTTTTGCCGTCTCGTTTTGCTTTTTGGATATGTTGCTTGAACCGCAGTTCTGGGTCTGCGCTTGATCCGATATATATACCGCCGCCATCGACGATTAAGGCATAAAGTTGGCACTCCCTGTCGGCATGGCCTGACAGTTCAGCGGGGGCGAGGGGCTTGAGCCCCAGTTTTTTGCCCCAGTTACGCATGATGGCGTAATCATTCCCAGAAAGCCCGTGGTCACGGCAAGCTTGTGAAAGCGACATTTTTCTAGACGTCGCATATTTATAAAAATTGCGAACGTCGGAATCAGAAAATTTTCTTTTTGGCATATCCTTCTCCCGTAGTGATATAAGACAACTCCTATATATGCTAACTACTACATCTTGTCAACAGGCAAAAAAAGACCCCCAGAGCCGAAACTCTGGGGGCTTCACTACGGGAATGTAGAACTTGGGGGCTCTACAAGTAGTAATATAAGCGATTGTATGGGAATTGCAACATATTATTGGGTAAATTAGGGGGTTATTTTCACCTTACTTTTTAATTAAATTAAGTCTTTAGCGTAGGAGGTCGCATTGGGGGCTTTTGAAGCGGGTAAATTAGGTGAATATATTTGTGCATCGCGGTTAATGAAATTAGGGGTCTCTTGTGAGATAGTCAATTTAGATACAGTAGACATTGTAGCCTATGTTGACCAAAAGCTGCTTCGTATTCAGGTCAAATCCAGCCGGTTTAAAAAAAACGGAAGCACCCGCGGGTATCAGTTCTCTACCGCATACAGCGGAAAGAAAAAACCCCTGACCAAAGAGCACTGCGATATAGTGGCTCTTGTGGCCACTGATTGTGAACGGGTGCTGTTCAAACCGGTTGAATGCTTAAAGGGGCAGCTTACTAAGCGTATCCTGCCCCGTAAATTTGATAAGGATGATTTAGAATACAAGTCTTGGCAACACTGCTTGGATTATCTCAATCCAGATCGTCAGGGTTGACCCATCCCTTGTCTAGGGCTTCCAGCAGTTCATCGTCGGTCATTGCATCTATGTCATAAGATGAATAACTCCGGACATTGGCGTTTCGCCCTTTCTTCTTCTTTTTTGTAGTCACAACCACTTTTTTAGGTTGGGCGGGTTTTGCGACTACTCGCGTTTCAAATTTCTTAATGTCCGCTAATACCTCAATCGTGGCATAACGGTGGCTACATTTAAGACACTCCCTGTTCCGGCGTATTGTGCCGTCGTCCGTGGGTCGTGAGTTGTAGACCTTACTCTTTGATTTGCACTTTGGACATATCACGGTAGTCTCCAATAGTTAGTAAGCAGACCTTGCAGGTTACTGACCCGTTGTCCGCGGGCTCTGGCAAGTTAATCAGGCACTTTGGGCATCTGCCCTCGTCTAACGCCCTTTGTATTACGCCAGCATCCCCGAAGGGTTCGTATAGCAGTTCCCTATTCTTCGGTCTCTTCATTTTCAATCTCCCCTGATCCGCCGCAGAGTTCGCACTCCATCATGCGGCCTTCTAGCCAGCCGCCGCGCCATGCCATAGGGGCGGGAACAGCGACTTCATACTCACACTGTCCCTCACCCCCGCACTCAGGGCAAGTACTATACTCAGGCACGGCCTAAAGCCTTCTGGCGGTCGTAGAAATCACGATTGTGCTTCTTGACCTTTTCAGGGTTGGATTTATTCCAATGCTTTTTGGAGCATTTCTTCGAGCAGTATTTGCGCTGTTGACCCGTGAGCCGCGTTCCGCAGTTCGCGCAGTTTATTCTACCGTTCTTGCGCTTTTTAATTGGTTCGCGTTCGGACATCTGCACGACATTGTCAGGCTCTACCCGTTTGACGTTGCTATTTTCCTTGGCCTTTTTAGCCTTTTCTTTGGCTAGGGCTTCGGCTACCTCGCCTTCAATTTCATAACGGAGCAGGATAGCCCGTGCGCCCAGCATTTCCATTGTGCGACGGCTCACGGAGCCTGTTTCGTCATACTCGTGCAGAGCAAACTGCAAGGCATAAAGGGTATTATGTTTTTCCATTTCGGTCTCCCGTATAAGAGTTGATGTTATTTATCCCATATCATGGGCAAAAAAATATGTCAACTACATATAGTAGTTAGGTCAGCCGTGTTTTTTGTAGACTTCCCACATGATGCGAAGTTGGCCGCTGATGGTGCGTCCTTCGGCTTTCGCAATCTTTTTGATCTGTTCATACACCTCAATCGGCACCAAAACAGATTTCCATTTAGTTATATCCATCAAATAAACTCCAGATATTGTGTTTATATAAGCGAATATATAGGAGATATTGTATGGATGCAAGCAAAAAGGTAGCTCCAAGCGAGGCTTGGAGCCGAGTTTAGGGAGGAAATGAATAAGATTACTTGCTTTTGAGTTGGTAAATAATAATCAGCATCAGACCTATCTGAATTGCGTCTATCCAAGGTACTCCAAAACCTGCTGACATATTACTCCGCCTCACCCCAACTTGGGCCGATCTCGACATCGCACTTGCTGGGTATCTCTAAAGGTACAGCACTTTCCATAATGTTGGCAATACTTTCCGCATCTTCACGATTTTTCACAGACATTGCGATTTCATCGTGGATTTGGATGAGCGGGATGCGCCCCTGTTCATAAATATTCACCATTGCCTGCTTTGTCATGTCCGCGGCGGACGCTTGGATAAGCCGATTTAGGGCTTTGTAGGTGTATGCCCGCTTCAAACGGGTGGTTTCGCCGTATTCTTTTACGGCATCTTGGTAGGGCAGAGCCTTGTTCATGGCGAATGTGTCCGGCTCCCAGAGGTCGAAACGGCACTTTCTGCCCAGTATGGAGCGGATAGAGCCGCTTGAGCCGCGGTCGTTGAGCCGATTTTGGACGCCATTCATCAGGCCTTTAACGAATGGGACGCGGTCGTGATACTGCCGGACAAGGCCTTTGGCTTCATCTACATCAATATCTAGTTGGTCGGACAGTTTATTCACGCCCATACCATACATCATGCCTAGATTGATGGTCTTGGCCTGCTTACGCGGGATGTTAGCCATTTCGGCCACCATTGTGTGGAAGTCCATATCGGGGTCATTACGGTAGCCGTCTACAAATTCTTCCACGCCAGCCATCTGTTTGCCGCGGGATTTGCCGTAAACGTAGGAGTAATGCACCAAGATGCGCGGTTCCTGTTGCGAGAAATCAATCGCCGCCCACTGCTCACCCTCTTCCGGCAGGAACAGGCTACGGATCATCGGCCCAAGTTCTGGGTCGCGGGCAGGAATTTGTTGCAAATTGGGGTTGGACATTGATATACGCCCAGATACCGTACCGCCGTCATCGGAGCGGATTTGGTTGATGTGGCCGTGGATGCGTCCGTCTGCATGGCAATGCTTCATAATCGTATTGATAAAGGTGCCGCTGGTTTTGTTCAGGTTGCGGGCTTTAACGATTAACTGCGCCAGTTCATGCGGGTGGTCGCTTAAAAACGCTTTGGTAAAGGACGGTGCGCCCTTTTCTGTTTTTGGATAGGGGATGCTTAATTTATCAAATGCTTTAGCAATAGATGCCGCCGCCCAGAGTTCTACATCTGAGCCTGCTACAGATTTAATCTGCTTGATAATATCTTTTTCCTGCTTGATTAGGTGGTTTCTGGTGCGCTCGACGCGGTCTTGGTCAACACGGACACCACGCCAAGTCATGTCGATCAGGCAGGGCAGGAGTTTAAGTTCGAGGTTAGCGATAGGCCAGAGGTCTTCCTTGGTCAGTTGCATAGATAGGTAGTTCCACAGTTCGAGCGTGATTTCCGCGTCATTCTGTGCATACGGCCCAACATACATAGCGGGCATCTTCCACATCTCTGCTTTCGGGTCGAGACCAAACTCGCGGGCGGCTTCCTGTAGCGTCTTCTCTGTCTTAATTTTGCCTAACAGGTCGTAACAGAGGCTGTTCAGGCTGAAGCTGAAGCGGTTTTCATTTAGCAGGGATGCTACCAGCATTGTGTCGATAATGCGGCCATTGAGCGTGAAGCCCATTCGGCGTATCCAACCCGCATCATACTGTGCGTTGTGCATAATTTTGTCGGCAGGGCACTCAAATACTTTTTTGAGCCATTTATCGACGATGCGCTCATCGAGATTGCCGCCACCAAGGTGGCGGATCGGGATATATCCTGCCCAATCCGCTACCGCGATAGCGTAGCCCACTACCTCGCCATCACCCGTAGGCCATCCGGGGCCGTTGGTTTTGATGTTCGGGTCGCGGGTCTCAACATCTATAGCAATTTGCTTTGCATCAAAGATGTCGGGTAGCTCTGCGGGTGGCACCCATTCACTCTTGGGGCCGAACATGGTCATCTGTAGTGCCATTATTTTTCTCCGCCTAGTGCCGCATAACCTGCTATGTCGATCCAACTGTCTTCATGATCGGTTTTCATCAGCCGTGCGGCTTTCACCATTATCATACACAAGGCCATCTGTTGTGCCGTGACCTCAATGCCCAGAACCACAGACCAGAGCCGTGCAATGTCCTCAAAGTTTTTCTTGGCATCGCCGTATTCTTTGGCACGGTCGCCGTTAATCAGTTCTTCAGCTTTGTGTAATAGTTGGTCGCGCTTCATGTCCTGCCTCTATTTTTTGTTATAATCCTAACCATTCCAGTGCTCACTTATAGCTTTGGTTTTGAAAAACCCGTCATATTTTGGATTACAGTGATGGAAATACCTAGCATAGTAAGCACGGTGATTGTTACTTAATTTGAAGCCACCGTTGCCTCTAGTTTCGATGTCCGTATGCCACCGTATCCTTTCAAACACTGCGTTGGCAGAATAATTTTCAAACCCTGCGTTAATTACTTGAAAAGTAAATTGCTCAAATAGCTCATAAACATGAGGGTTTTGTTTATGAAACTGCCACCATTTTTCTTTTAAAGACTGCGTCATATCCAGTAACTCCTATTCATATCCTCCGGCTCCACCAAGAACAAGTTTTGCTTGGTGCGTGTAACGCCGACATAGAACACCCTGTGTAAGTCGTCTGGTGCCGTCTCAGCGGCTTTTGATGCCGCCGGTGATAGATCGGTGTATAAAACGACATTGTCGGCTTCCCCGCCCTTAGAGCCGTGGATCGTGGACAGGTTTATGCGGGGTATGGCATTAAACTTTTCTCCTCGCCGCAAAAGTGACGTGATGTAGGCTCTTTCGCCGCTGGGCATCTTATCCATTGCCTCGTGCCATATCATGTCGATGGTGGCGAGAAGGCCGTGGTTCGCGGTCAGTTCTTCGAGGCTGACTGTCTCATCGTCATCTAAAGCGGGCAATTTCTTAAATCCGCGCTTGACTCGGTCGTTGACTGACATATAACTGTAAATGGCTCGTGCGGCCTCGCCCGTAATCCTCTTGCCTTTTCTCAGTTGTTCCCAGCCGTTGATGGCCTCGCTCAGTTTCTCTGAGATAGACCGTCTTCCATTACGACTAAACAGAAAGCCGCGGCTTTTTAAATCTTCGGTAGCGGCATCTAGGAAATAACCGGCTTGAGCCAGCACGAGCCACGAACCCTCCGTAAAGTCTATGTAACCGGTACTAGGGATGCGTTGCACCTTGCCTGCTTCTGCCCGTGGCAGATAGGTCTTTGGTACGCGGCGTTTGATGCGCTTTGCAATACGCTCAGCCATTGGATGTACGGAAGCCGGTACGCGGTAGGATTGCTCTAGCACTTCGTAGCCGCCATTGAGGCCGATAAAGTGCTCGACATCGGCACCTGCCCAGCGGTAGATGGCTTGGTCGTCGTCACCGGCGCAGTAGATGCGGTCGGAATGCTGCTCTAGCACATGGGCTACATCCCACTGTAGGGGCGACAAGTCCTGCGCTTCGTCGATAAAGGTGATAGCCAGACGGGGGCAAAACTCTGCGCCGTCACGGACAAACACTTCCAGCATATCGGTAAAGTCGTAGAGGCTGAACCTGTTCTTATATTCCATCATGCAGTCGGACACATACTTGACGGTGCTCCATTCAATATCGAGTTCGCTCTCGTCATATTGTTGCCGCAAATCAATTTTGCGTAGCCGTGCCAGATTGAGCAGGCTGATGATGGGGTTGTTGTTTTTGTTCAGGTCGAACACTTCCTCGCCGCTGATTGACCGGCTGTCCACCACAAGGTCGTGACCGATGGCGTGGCCTAACTCTTTGTAGTGCTCTGGTTGCATGACCTGTTCTTGGCGAATACCGGATAGCTTTAGGGCAAAACTGTGCAGGGTGCGGAACCAAGGCAGTTGTGTTGGCTCAAAATTGAAGCGTGTGCAGGCGCGTTCGCTGGCTTCGTTAGCCGCTTGGCGGGTGAAGGCAAAGTAACCGATATGGGCAGGGTTAACGCCCGCCGACAAGGCCTCATCCACTTTGTTAAGCAGGGCTGTAGTCTTACCAGTTCCGGGCGGGCCGTATATACGGAATATCTTAGTTTCCATCTTCAGGCCTGTAGGGCTTTTTCCAGTCTTTGGTATGATCCACCAGTTCTTTCTGTTGAGACACGATCTGGTAAACCCGTTGACGGGATAAGTTGTACTTATCTGCGATTGCTTGCAGGGTGCGCTTTTCGATTACACGCGCGGTGTAGATTTCTTTGTCTCGCTCAATCGACATCGGTCAATTCCTCAACGCTGCTGACACGGCGCATGAAGATAGGGGTGTCGTCTCCCATCCACGCCCCGACGACGTTGTAGTACATAAAGTCCACAGCCTCATCTATGCTCATATTGTCTCGCTCACACAGAATGGCTACGCATTTGTCAAAGTCGTACACCACTATGGCGGGTTGCCCCGCCCTTTCCCCCATGCCGATAACGGCATCGTTAAATCCGTCCGCCAGTAACATTAGAAAGGTGCCTCCGTTTGGTTGCCACCAAAGCTGGGCGTATTGAACTCAACTTCGGCTGTTTCAAATGACGGGATTTGCCACACACGGACAGGCCTGCCTTTGATCTTGAGCAGGCGGCTCTCCCCGCCTCTATCGCGTAGACGCTGGGCAATCTTGTGTGACTTGTATTCAAAAAACTTGTTGCGCTTGAGGAAGGCTTCAAAGTCTTTGAGCCGGAACAGGGTGATGCCGGACTCTTCATCTGTCCAAGGCCGCTTGAGCAGGATTTCTTCCTTGTCGTTGGCTTTCTGTAGATGGACGCAGAACTCTTCTAAGTAATCATAGAACTGGCCGCTGATGCTGGCGTCTTCTGCCACTTCTATAATCGCGCTCTCATTGTCTTTCATTTCTGTCATCAGACCGCCGATGCGGCCTTCCCAGACCTGCTTGCTGACAGAGCGCGGCATAAAGTTCAACTGCTCCATACAAGCCTTCTGAAACGTCGGCTGGCTCATCAGGCCTTCAGTATCCAGTTCCAGCGGTTCGCCGTTTACGTCCAGAAACCAAACCGGCGGGTTAGAATTGTATTTACGCAGGTTAGCAATGGCTGCGCCTTGAATAGCGGCACCGATGCCGTGCTTTCTGGTCTGGCACAGTTCCTTGTTGCAATGCGCGTTGATGGGGGCATCTGAGCATTTGTAGGCGTATTCTTTACGCTCTAACTGCTTTGCCACAATGTTGACTTCATTCAGCGGCAGAGGCGGCACCAGATACTGCATATTATATTGCAGGATTTCTGACTCCCAGCTATCGGGGTAGGCCTTGCGTAAATACACGCCGATGTTGAACAGGCCGTTATTGCGTCCGCCCTCGCTGATTTTGTTCTTCAGCAGGAATTGCAGACAAGGCGGTCCATCTTTCATCTGTGCCGCTTCGGCTTCATCACCAATTTGCAGTTTTAACAACTGCTCTGGTGTCTGCTTGTGCGCTTCGTATAATTCAAAAAATTCTTCTAATGTGGCAGAACTGCCATCATCTTTTATAGCGTAGCGCAGGCCTTCTTCTGCGTCGTAATACGGCAGGTTCAGGAAATTGCCCACATCATCGCGGTCTAGGTGCAGTTTCACCTGCTTTGGAAATATCTCGCTACCACCGTAACCCAGCGCGGCTGACACCTGTTGCAGAGTGGACTGCATATCTTTGGCATCTACCCATTCTGTGGTGAACAGGAAGCAGTGCGCTCCGCCAGATTTTGAACGGCACACAACGAGCGGCAGTTTCAACTTGCGGATTTTCTCAACTAGAAGCTTGTGGTCTAACGGATACTGGTCAACGTCAATACAGCCCCATACACACTGGTTATCCTCATTGATAGGTATAATTCCAATACCCCGCCCCTTACCGGACAGGTGCCCTGCCCACAGTTCCGTGGTGCGCGGTTCGCGTATGATGGCGGCTCTACCGGTGTTCTTCCCGTTAGCCTGCTTCTTTTCAACTTTATATGTGCCATAGGCCAACTGTAGGCCGTTAAATATGGCTGAAAACTTTTCTACAGACATGACGCCCCCAAAAAGAAAAGGGTGACGTTATAACGCTATAACGCCACCCCAACTACTAGAACGGTACGTCGTCGGAGGTGTCCCCGCCTGCGGTATCGTCCTGATGCTTAACAACAACGTCACCAGACTGAATGCTTGTATTAAAGTCTTTAGCGCGGGTGTAGAGGGACATTTCCTGCACAGGGCCTTCACGGCTCATTTCCCAGCCGTGCCAGCTACCTTTGCTGTTTTCCTCAAGATTGGTCTTGAGAAGATATACATGGCTGAAACGCGGCGGTGTGAACGGCCCGTTTTTGCCCTGCATAGTTAGTGACGAAATCATGCTGTTCCATTTTCTGGACTTCTTTAGCTGTGTTGATTTCATCGCGATCAGTGCTGTCTCAGCAGACCCGTCTTCGTTCAGCACGATTACAAAGTGCTGGTGGGTCTCTTCGATATACTGACCGGAACCGTCGGTAACATATTCTTTGTTATCTTCGGTTGAACGCTCGGTTTTTGGCATAGCCTCACCCGGAGCATAGATTGCCACCGGTGCACCCGTTCCTTCGCCTCTGGGGGCCCATTGGATGAACCGACGCTGGTAGGCTACCGGAATGACACGAATGCCGTCCTTTCCCCTGTAAACGCCACCAGAGACGGTATTGTAAATGTCCCCTTTCTTGGCGTCTTCGAGGTCGTCGAGTTCCCTGCTCATACCGCCAAGAATTTTCAGAAACGGCAGGGCAAGATCGTCTTGACCCATATTTTCGAGACCAGTTCCGGCATCCGCTTCAAACATTGATGGATCGAACTGAACGATTTCAGCAGTTTTTTGCTCTGCTACAGCATTTTTCTTATCAGCCATTTTATTTGCTCCCTTTGACAACGGCTCGTTGGCCTATAAAGGCTCCGAAGAGTTCCATCGGGAACTCGTCACCACTTTCCACCCGTTCTTTAACGAACGCACGGAGGGTTTGTGAGTGGATTTCAGTCTTCTGTTCGGCGAAGTAGCCTTCTTTTTCGGCAAAGGCTTTGAAGGCTGACGCTTGGTCGTCTTCCCCTCTACCAAATTGACAGGCAACCGTATTTTTGATGATGTCATCGTACCCATGCTCTCTGAGCCAGTCGTAAGCGGCTGGCCGGTTAT